TGAATATAAGGAGATAAAAGATGGCGAAGAAAAAGTCAACAGTAAATAAAGCAGGTAACTATACTAAGCCAGGCATGAGAAAAAGAATGTTTAATGCTATAATGGCTGGGTCAAAAGGCGGAAAGCCTGGACAATGGAGTGCGAGAAAGGCTCAACTTTTAGCAGCTAGATATAAAAAAGCTGGCGGAGGTTACAAGTAATGGTAAGAAAATTAAATAAGGTAGCTAAGGCTTTAGGTAAAGCATCTAAGTTACATAAAAAACAATCTAACATTATTAAAAAACATATTAAAGAAATGAAATCTTATGGCAAAAAAAAGAGATCCTAAAGTAGGAACTGGTAAAAAGCCAAAAGGTTCAGGTAGGAGGTTGTATACAGATGAGAATCCTAAAGATACTGTCGGTATTAAGTTTTCAACTCCTACGGATGCCCGTAATACTGTGGCAAAAGTTAAACGAATCAACAAACCCTTCGCAAGAAAAATCCAAATTCTTACAGTTGGCGAGCAAAGAGCCAAAGTTATGGGTAAGACAAAGGTGGCAGGCATATTTAAGAAAGGTAAAGAAGCGATAAGAAAAGGGAGAAAAAAATAATGGCACTTGCAAAGAGTCAAAGGAGTTTAAAAGCATGGGGAAAACAGAAATGGAGAACCAAATCTGGCAAGAAGTCTTCGGAGACTGGGGAAAGATACTTGCCCGAGAAAGCTATCAAAGCAATGTCGTCTGCGGAGTATGCGGCAACGACAAGAGCAAAGCGAAAAGGAACAAAGAAGGGAAAACAGTTTGTGAAGCAACCGAAAAACATTGCAAAAAAAACAGCAAAATACAGGAGGTATAGCTAATGATGTACGGTAAAATGAAAAAGAAACCTATGAAAGGTAAAAAAGTTGTAGGTAAAAGAAAAAAACTAGACATGGACAAAGATGGTAAATTAACTAAGAAAGACTTTGCTATGTTAAGAATGAAAAAGAAAGGTAGAGCATAATGCCAGGAAAAGGTTTATATGCTAATATCCACGCTAAAAGAAAACGTGGTGAAAAGATGAAAAAAAAAGGTGCTAAAGGTGCACCAACAGCAGCTAACTTTGCTAGAGCAAAACAAACAGCAAGGAAAAGATAATGGCAAAAACACCTGCATGGCAGCGTAAAGAAGGTAAAAACCCCTCAGGTGGTTTAAATGCTAAAGGTAGAGCTAGTTATAACAAAGCTACTGGAGGTAATTTAAAAGCACCTAGTAAAAAAGTAGGAAATAAAAGAAGAGCTAGTTTCTGTGCCCGTATGAAGGGAATGAAAAAAAAGCTCACTTCAAAAAAAACAGCTAATGATCCAAATTCAAGAATTAATAAAGCACTTCGTGCTTGGAATTGTTAGTTTATTATTAGGAAACATAATGGCACAAGCAGCAGAAACATTTCCAAAAACATTTTATGACACTGTTGTCAAAGTACAACAGGAGTATGATGAAAATTCTTTTGAGAGAAAAGTAAATCCTGCACTTATAACAACTGTAGCTTCTATTGAAAGTGGCTACGGAGATTTTCCAAATGCACCTACTGCAAAATCTGCTAATAATTATATGGGTAGACATGCAATAGGTAATGAACCATTTGTTGCTACACCTAGTGGTGTTAAACTAAAAAAATATGAAAGCATAGAAGATAATGTTAGAGATTTTTTAACTTTAATGAAGTCTGGAAGTTACTATAAAGATTTTAGAATGGCTATTGAAAAAGATCTACCGATAGAAGACCAGTTTAAAGCATTAAATAATTACTCAACTAATGAAAATTATTATGATTTACTATACAACTCTTATCAAAAAAGAATATCACCTGTGGAGCAAACTAATAAAATGTTTAGAGGTGAAGAAAGTTTAGGAGATCAAATGAAAAAATTAAAAATACCTGTAATGTAATATGCCTTTACCAGTAATACCTATATTAACAACAGCTGGTCGATTTGCATTACCTTATTTACAAAGAGAACTTGTAAAACAAGGAACAAAAAAATTTATAAAAGATCATGGCAAAGAAGCATTAACTGCTGTAACAGGTGGTGTGGTTCTCAACAGAGTTATGGATGATAATATAGATCCATCTATAACACAAAGTGTTGCAGAATCACCTGAAGGTTTAGTTATAGGTGGTGAGCCAAAAGAAACATTACCCCCACCCCCACCATTAGTTACACCTGAGCCTGAAAAGATAGATACAAAATTAGAAACACCTATTGATCAAGGTATAAAGAGTGAACCTCTTATCACACCTGAACCAAAAAAAATAGATACAACTTTAACTACGCCAGTTGCTGATACACCTAAGAAAGAAGATTTTATTCTTACAAAAGATAAAGCTGAAACAGGTTCTCTAACAGATGTAGAAGTACAAACTGCAAAATCGTTAAAGGGAGAGACGGCTGATTATTATTCTAAAATAGTAAAAGGTATGGAGGATTTTTCACAACCTATAGCTAGTAAAGAACAGTTAAAAAATTACATAAAAAATTTAAAAGCAACAGAAGCTGAAACTAATTATCTTGGTATTGATAATTTAATAGATAGCTATCAAGGTGATAAAGTTGATATAACAAAATTTAAAAAAGCATTAGCTAAAAGAGATATATCATCTACTATTAGATCTGAAGAGATACCACAAAGATTAAGTTTAAGAGGGGATCAAAGTGGTACATCTCATTATGAAACATTTCAAAGTTTTAGTTTGCCAGGAGATTTAGAAGATAAAAGTATTTTATTAATAAAGTTTGATAGACCACCTGGTGAAGAAAAATATTTTCCACCAGGCACTCACTTTAATCCAGTGATTAGTGCTGATACAATAGCACACGTTAGAGGACAAATGAGTTATATTGAACCTGTGAAAGCACAAGTCACAGGTGGTGTTGATTATGAGATGTTACCAAAAGCAGAAGGTGATGCCATAAGAAAATTATCAAATACTTTTATAATAGATGAAATACAATCTGACTATTTACAAGACCAAAGAGAAAAAGGTTTTATAAGTGACTATAAAATTTTAACTGGCGATAACGAAGTTATAAATTTCTTAGAAAATAAAAATATTGATTATACCATAGCAGAAAATCGTGGAACAAAAGTAGCACGTTTTAACCAAAAAAACATGCGAGTAAATTTAGATGATAGAATTATGGCAGCGTCTAAAGGCAAAGGAGTTGATGTAGATAGAGAAATACCTATAGGTCCTGGATACTCCCATATATTTTTTAAAGGTAACTATTTACATAGTGTTGCTAAACAAGATTACAATAATCCTTATCATAATTCAAGAGGTGGTAGTCTTGATTTAAAATTATATGGAAATCAAAGCGTACTTATTAGAGGTAAAAGAACAAGAGATTTTTCAACAAAACAAAGTGTAGAAGAAAGAACTAAACAATATATAAAAAATGTTTATAAACCTGTACCAAATTTACCTATAGTTAAAACAGAAAAATGGGTTGATCTTGCAATTGATGCTGCAATAAAAAAAGCTATAGATAAAAATGCAGATAGTATTGCATTTACAAATGGTAATATTCAGACTAATAGATACCAAGGAATGGGTTCAGAAGAACAGCAGGGTATGAAATATTTTTATGATAATATTGTTAAAAATAAATTTGATAAACTTGCAAAAAAATATGGTGTAGAAATAGAAGAAATAAGTTTAAGAAGCACACAATTTAAAGAATTAAATAAACAGTATCAATATGCAGAAACTAATGCAAATGCTGTACTAACTAAAATGACTGCCACAGAGTTACTAAATATTTTTACTAAACAAGATGTTGAATTGCCTGATTATTTTAATATGTTTTTAGCTATTCCTAAATATGATGATCCAAAAGTATTAAAACCTGAAATAATAAAACAAAGAAGTATAATAGAATATTTACAAAACCAAGTTAATATAATGAAAAGTTATGAAGATCCCCAACCAATGTCAGAAACTCAAGAATTACTTAGAGATTCTGTAGAAAAAAAAGTTGGATCTTATGGTGCTGAATCTGAGTATTTAGTTTGGGTATACAATAAGGGTACTGAAAATGAAGAAGTATATTTAAATTTACCTGCTGTACAGGTTAAACTATCTAACTACGCAAAAGAAGGTAAAGAAGGATATGCAGACGAAGGATTAAGAGATGTAATAGAAACAGGCTTAGTTAAAGATAATGAGACTACTAAATACATAAATGATTATGATGCTGTATTAATTAATGAAGAAATAGAGGACACTGCAAGAAATGAAGTTATTTATAAAATGCCTCTACCAAAAGAATTGCAAAAAGAAATATTAAGCAAGCCCAAGAAAATGTCAAAATTACAGGGGCAATCAAATAGACTTTTTGCATAAAAAAAGGGAAGCCTAAATTAATAGACTTCCCTTGCAGGCAACACGAAGACCGCTTGACTTTTTAGTCAGGTGGTCTTTTTTTTTGGACAGAACGATAAAGGTCTCTATCACCCCATCGTTTCTGCCAAAACCAGTTACTTAATGAACTAGCCCAACCCTCAAGTTTATTCATAATAGGATTGTGCCAAAAGTAATATCTAAACTTTTTGTATAAGTTGTTTGATGTCATCTTGTAATTTCCTTCCTACAGCATTTGCATGATTGATTACAGCAGCACATAAGTTACCATGATAGGGATAGCCTTTAAGTGCTTCTCTAATTTTAGCAACAGGTTTACCACCATAATCAATAACAATTGCATTATCTTTATTAAGACCTATTTTTAATTCAAATAGTATACCAGTATATTTATCTAAATTATTTTTTTCGGTCATCTGTATTGCCTCCGCTATATGGTGTTAATACAGACAAAGCATTCATAAGTTTAACAACTTCACCGTAAGGTCTAGTCATCAAGTATCTCATAATATCCATAAGTTGTTCAGAACTTATTAAGTAAGTTCTAGGGGTAGTTTGTTGTTTTTTTTGCTCTTCTTTCTTTTCCATCTATCCTCCTGTTAAAATGGTACAGAATCATATTCAAAATGTTTTTCTAGCATTTTAATATTTTCTTCTGCGTTTGCTATTTTAGTTATTAATTTATCTAGTTCTTCTATATGTTGTGGATGCTCACCTATACCTGCAGAATTTTCTAGGTATATTAAAGCAGTTGCTCTAGCACTAGCAATGTCAGCTTCATACTTTCTAGCTAATGCTTTTATTAATTGTGTTCTAATCATTCTGCACCTCTAAAAGCATAGTATTTATCCTCTATTAAATCTTCATCTAATAAGTAAGGATTATCTCTACCCCTTTTATTAAACTCTGTTCTTAAATCTCTTATAGTTTGATTTAATGTTCTGCCTGTTCTTAAACAATTACAAACCATATCATCTACTTCTATTAACGCTTGCTTTATTGCTCCCATCGTTTGCCTCCTGTAGTTTTTTATTTAATTTATTTATCTCATTCTGTGTATGTATCATAACTTCTTGTAATGCTATAATCTTACCATACAAAGACATCTTCTCACCATGTGTCATTCAACCTCCTTTATTAATCTATTTAAATACCATTGTGCTTTTTCTAAGTCTTGTAAAGGTTCACCCTTAAATTTATATCTAGCAACATATTTCAAAACGTTACCCTTCAAGTACCCGTGGTATTCATCATCTGTCATACAATCTCGTATAACATCTATAGTTTCTTTTTTACCATACTTGTAGTGTGCAGGTGAATTAACATTATCGTGATGCTCTAGATCAGATTTAAAGTCTACCATATTCTCTCCTTATTGCATTGTAGTCAATTGTTTCAATGTTATAAGATCCATTAGTAACTTCTCTTTTAACTACAATACCACTCCACCACATATGCTGAGTATCTCTAGCAAAATGTTCTTTGTGATTTAAATAACATCCAGCAGATAAAGCATGTAACTTTTTACCATTAGGTAAAGTAGATGTAGCATAATCTAACAAATGACTATGGCCTACTGTAGCAGATACTTTGTGTTTTGTCAAGAGACTTCTTGCTATATTTTCTCCTGATATAGCACTACCCATTATACCTGATGGAAAATGATGAGCATAGTGTACACCATTAACAACTTTAAATTTCTTATAAGGTATCTCTTGCCAACCATACTGTTTAAATTTAAGATCACTAATTTTTAAAGTGCCATCTAGTTCAGGGTTTTCTTCTACAAACCTATCTATTCTATCCTCGTGATTACCATGTAGCATAATCTTCTTACCTTTAAATTTACCTAAACCTTTATTAAACAAAGATAATGCTTCATGTGAATGCTCCATATCTTTTTGATATCTTCTACCTTCAAATGATTTTTTCTTTTTATCATACGAAGATAAAGAAT